ATTAAGAATCTTGATGACTTCTTGTTAAAGCCATTGGGACAAGCATTCTTCCAATGGAATATGCAGTTCTATGAAGGAGAGTTAAACATCATTGGTGATCTTGAGATCAAAGCAATGGGTACTAGCAGTCTGATGCAGAAGGAAGTAAGATCACAACGTCTTACCACATTCTTGCAGACTGTACAGAATCCTGCAATTGCTCCGTTCGTTAAGATCCCGACACTGGTTAAGGAACTTGCATACAGCTTGGATCTTGATCCAGAAGAAATTATTAACTCACCTGAAGAGGCTAGTATCTATGCAACAATCATTGGACTCCAGAACCAAGCTCAAGCCGCTACTGAACAGTCCCCTATGGGACCTGCTGGAGGAGTACCTCCGGGAGCTGGAACAGAAGGAGTTACGGGCACTGGTGCGGGCAACATCGGAACAGGAAATGTACCGCAGGCAGGGGAGAGCGAGTTTAGTGGAACAGTTGGCCCTGTTGAAGCGGCAGGTCTTGGGGGATAACAAAGATGGCAGTAACGTGGATTCCGGAAGAGGGTGATATTCCTGAAGAGTATACTGGTATTGAGAAGGCTACTCAGGGAGATGAAGTCTACGAGGACGATAAACTTGTCCGCACGGAAAATGAAAGAGATGTATATCGTAGAGTATACACACCACCCGAAGATATAGAAGGCGGTGCTGAAATTGCTACAGAGTGGGGTTCAGCAGAAAACCCTGCTGCACTAAGTGGTAAGTGGTATCGTGCTGGTGGTTCAGGTAATGCAGAGTANACACAGAAAGCATCACACTATGAGCAGCAAGCTAGAAAGATGATGTCAGCTTGTAGTGGTTACAAGGGTGCTCAATACAATGCTTGTGTATCTGCAGTCAACGCTAGAATTCAACAGATGGCAAGTAAGGCCATTCCCGGTTACGCCTCTGGAGGCATGGTAAGTACAAAGGAACCAACTATGATGAATCGCAATATGTATCCTCAAGGTTATGCTGATGGTGGTAATGTAATGCCAATGCCTAGCGAAGAAGAGATGATGGGTTTGATGGAGCCTTCTATGCCTCCAATGGAAGAAACTGAAGTTGAATCTTATGGTGCTGTTGATAAGATTATGTCTGTTCTTAATGAAGAAGAGATGATGGTACTTAATGATGCTCTTGAAATGCACCCAGAACTTATTACGATTCTAGATAAAGTAGATGTTGCATTTGGTGGTGAGTTTGATGGTGAAGGTGCAGTAAGTGGTCCGGGTACAGAAACTAGTGATTCTATCCCTGCTAAGCTAAGTGATGGTGAATTTGTATTTACTGCCAAAGCTGTTAAGCAACTTGGTGTAGATAAGCTTCGTAAGATGATGGATAAGGCAGAAAGAGATTATGATTCTTCTATGTCTCGTCAGGAAGAACTTCAGTCAGCAATGGGTGAAGGATATGCTCTTGGTGGTTTACTGAGTGCAGCCGCATCAGAACAACAGAAAATGCGTAAGCAGGCTGCAGACTATGCTGGGGCTACTTCAGAGTACCAACAGCCAGCAATGCTACAGAAACCAGAACGAGTAGATGGTATGGGACGTCAGGTACCACAAGGCCAGACTGGAATTCTCGGACAGCGTGAGATTGATTTACGTCAACAGGAACGCTCCATTAGACCGAGAATGGAACAGAACATGAATCAACAGTCAATGGGTCAGGCATCCACTACAGCAGCCGCAGCACAGACTCCTAGGGCCTCTCTAGAATCTGAAGCAGGTCGTATGGACATGCAGCAGAGGTTGCAGCAGAACGCAGAAGAAGAACAACAACCTTCATTAATGATGGTGTAGTTGACTTAATAAGTAACTCAATATAAAATAAAGAGTTAGAAAACTATAATAATTTTTTAAGCGGTATGGCTACCCGAAAGGCACCATACTATTTTATCGTAACTGATTTTTATTACCAGTTACACCCACGCTCGATAAGCCACCCTCTATATGAGGCACTAAGGAGTGTACTATGTCAGAAGCAGTAGAACAAGCCNGTAAACCATATCGTAGATTTGGTTCTTTCATTCAAGGTAATGACCAAGATGTTGAAAGAGGCTTGCAGGGGGCCGATGATTCATTGGCCTTTGTGACCCCTAAGCACCAAATGGTTTCTTCAATGCATCCATCACTCGATGATGAAATGGAAAAAGAAGAAGCTGAAGAAGTAGAAGCTCAGGCTACTCACACAGAAGAGGATACTTTCGAAGAACCAGAAACAGAAAAGTTCAAGAAGGTAGACTATAAGAAACGGTACGATGATCTTAAACGACACTACGACCGGAAACTTGGAGATTGGAAGGCAAAGGAAAAAGAACTCCGTGCCGAAGCTGCAGCATCCAGACCCAAGTACAAAGCTCCGAAGACCCAAGAAGACCTTGCTACCTTCAGAGAAGAATATCCGGATGTATATGACGTTGTAGAAACTGTTGCACATTTACGAGCAGAAGAACAACTACAAGACTTGAAAGCTAAGTTAGATGTTTTATCTGAGCGTGAAGCAGCATTAGTACGTAAGGATGCAGAGACTCAATTGATGACTGCTCATCCTGACTTTGGTGACATTCGTGAATCGGAAGACTTCCACGAGTGGGCAAGCCAACAGCCAGATGAGATTCAGGGTTGGATCTACAAGAATGCAACTAACGCTACTCTTGCTATTCGTGCAATTGATTTATACAAGAAAGATCGTGGTATTTCTACTGCATCTGAGAAAACCGCAAAGACGAAGAAATCCAATAGTGCTAAGGAAGCAAGCGCAGCAGAAGCTGTCTCAGTTAGGAGCAAAGCTGCAGAACCTTCAAGTAAAGTAAAGATTTGGAAAACTTCGGAGGTAGCTCGTTTGTCTGTAGAGCAGTACGAAAAACTTCAGCCTGAACTAGACGCAGCGTTTAGAGAAGGTCGAATTGTTAAAGGCTGATCAACAGAACCGGGCTGATAGATACAACCCATAGTCTAAATATAAAGGAGAATTATCATGGGTTTTGAAACTGGTTCTAGTATGAACTTTGATCCGGCAGTAACGGGTCAGACCAATAGCTTCTGGGTACCGGAGATTTTCTCCAAGAAGGTACAGGTTGCTTTCCGTAAGGCATCTGTTGCAGAAGCCATTACCAACACCGATTACACTGGCGAAATTTCTCAGTTCGGTGACACCGTAAACATCATTAAGGAACCGCAGATTTCTGTAGCGGATTACACTCGTCACAAGGCGACTGCTACCGATCAGACTGACCTTACTGATGAAGAGCTGGTCATGCAGATTGATCAGGCCAAGTACTTCCAGTTTGTTGTTGATGATCTCGAAAAGAGATTCTCTCATGTAAACTGGCAGCAGGTTGCGTCTGACAATGCAGCATACAAGTTGAAGGATGCGATGGACAGCAATGTTCTTACCGCTATCTCTACTGGTGCTGCTGCTGCTAACACCTACGGTTCAGTATCCGCTCCGATTGACACTGGTCATGACACTGGCGAAACTGATCCGTTGGATGTACTGGCTCGTCTGGCTCGTCTCCTTGACGAACAGAACGTACCTGAAGAGAACCGTTGGGTTGTAGCTCGTCCGCAGTTTTACGAAGAGCTGGCTAAGACCAACTCCAAGCTGTTGAGTGTTGACTACAATGCAGGTGCTGGTTCGCTGCGTAATGGTCTTGTTGCTTCCGGTGAACTCCGTGGCTTCAAGATGTATAAGTCCAACAATGTACCTAACGCAACTGGTACTGGTTCTTATACTGGCGAAACCCTTCGCATGGTAATGGCTGGTCATATGTCTGCAGTAGCAACTGCTCAGGCTCTCTCCACCGTAGAAACCGTTCGTTCCACCACCAGCTTCGAAGATATCGTTCGTGGTCTGTTGGTATGGGGCCGTAAGGTTCTGCGTCCGGAAGGTCTGGCTGTGGCCTATACGCTGATCGACTAAGATTAGCACTGGATTGTGGCATGGGGTTCATAATGGCCCCATGTCACATTTCCTTTTTACATTTAAAGCTTGGATAAATAATGGCATATCGTACATATCTAGAAATTGTAAATGGCATTTTGTCGGAGCTTAATGAAGTTCAGCTAACTTCTGCTAACTTCTCGACTGCTAAAGGTATTCAGCAGTTTGTCAAAGACTCTGTAAACAGAGGCTATTTTGATCTCGTCAATGAGAATCCAGAATCTCCGTGGTTATCTACTGTATGTGCCGATGAGCCATATGGTGGTAATGAATTTGTAGACACTGTTGTAGGTCAGCGTTGGTACTTCCTACGCAAGAACTCCAGTGGCTCACACGGTACCGCTAAAGATTTCTCAAGAGTCGATTGGGATCACTTTCTACCTAACTACTGATGAAGTAGGTACCTGTTCTGCAGCAGGTGTCTGTTCTAATCCTGCGTACACCACAGCAGAAACCTGTGTGGCTGCAGGTAATACTTGGACTGACTACGATACAGAATCAGTCTGTACGGCTGCCGGTGAGACATGGACCGATACGCACAGCTCCCCACACACTCGCCGTAAACTTAAGTTCATTACACTAGAACAGTGGCATAAGTTCTATCGTGAATCTGATGACGATTCAGTAGATACACAAAACTACACAACTCCTGTAAGAGTTGTAATGTCACCGTGTGGTAGAAAGTTTGGTTTATCTCCAATGCCTGATAAAGTCTATCGTGTTTTCTTTTATGCTTGGGATCAGGTAGCAGAGCTTAGTTCTTATGATGATCAAGTACTCTTTCCCCATCAGTGGATTACTGTACTGTCAGCAAGAGCAAGATACTATGTATGGCAGTTTAAAGAGAATGCACAGCTTGCTGCCCTAGCCCTAGAAGAATACAAGCGTGGTCTTAAACTAATGAGAGACTACAGTGGTCGTCCACAAACCATGATCATGAATGATGATCGTATTCGGTACGTCTAAAGATGGCTGTTGAACAAGGATTAGCAATTACAGTAGGTGGCGGTCTAGATCGTACTGCTGCATCGTTTGACTTGTTTAAAACTCCGGGTGCAGCTACTCGATTGAAAAACTTTGAAGCTTCTGTTTATGGTGGTTACAGACGAGTAAACGGATACAGAAAGTTTCTATCTAGTGGTGTTACAAGTATTACTGTAGGTAATGGCGGTAGTGGATATGTTTCTGCTACTGTAGTTTTAACAGATGCCGAAGGTAATAATGGAACAGGAGCGACAGCAACTGCCAATATCACAGGTGGTGTGATCACGAGTATCACAGTTAATACTGCAGGGTCTGGTTATAATATTCCTCCTACTGTAAACATTACTTCTGCTACGGGTACTGGAGCAACTGCAACAGCAGTAATTAATTCAGCTACAACACCAAACGGTAGTAATGATCCCATTCAGGGAATATATGCTCACGAAGAAGGTGGTATTGCACTTCAGAATGGTAACATGTACTGGTCTGAAGATGGTGTTTCTTGGATTCAAATAAATAAAGATTACGGTACTTGTAATGCTGGTGGTCACACAACCCAGTACACCTGTGAAGTAGCTAACAATACATGGACTTCTAGTTATGCTACTGCAGCTCAACTAGCCTCTAGCGGTGTTGTAGTTGCTTTAGATGCGGATGCTCGATATACTTTTGCTGAGTACAACGCAGATACTGTACCGTACATTATTATTTGTAATGGTGTAAATCCAGTAGCGTATTTTCAAACCTATACTTCTGGTGGTACTCGTTACTTTAAATTCAGAAGAGCTTTGTACAAGTCTTTTGGTATTTCAGCGACTGCACCTAACTTTGCATTAATTCCTAGACCGCAGTACTGTGAAACACATGAAGATCATTTAATTATTGGTGGGTGGTCTGAGAACCCTACAAATTTTTACTATAGTGATCTGTACGTACCTACAGAATTTGATGGTGCATCTGCAGGTGAGATTAGCATTAGTGATGATATTACAGGATTAAAAGTCTTCCGTAATGATCTGATTGTCTTTGCTCGTAACAGTATTGCTAAACTAAAAGACATTAACACTACTCCAGCTATTGAAGATGTAACCAGAAACATTGGTTGTCTGGATGGCTTTAGTATTCAGGAAATTGGTGGTGACTTGGTGTTTCTGGCACCGGACGGTATTCGTACTGTTGCGGCTACCACTCGTATTGACGATATTGAACTCTCCAGTATTTCTAGTAAGATCCAATCTTTGATCAGCGATATTACTACAAACATTGCAAATTATCAGATTTCTAGTGTTGTAATCAGAACAAAAAACCAATATAGATTATTTTACACAAATGTTGCTACGGGCAAATTAGCACAGAAAGGAATTACAGGTACCTTTAAAATCTCTGCAAATGGTGCTCCTGTCTGGGAATGGACAGAATTACAGGGTTTTAATGTAGCCTGTATGACTTCTGGTTTTGATTTAAATAATGTTGAAAGAATTTACCACGGGGACTATAATGGAAACATACATGCCCACGATATTGGTAATTCTTTCGATGAGGATAAAGTCTACGCAGAGTATAAAACTCCGGATATTGACTATGGAGATGTAGGTATCCGTAAGACCCTTCATTACGTAAAGTTATCGATTAAGCCAGAAGGCTCTAGTGACATTAAGATGGATCTTCGTTATGACTTTGAAGATCCAGAAATTCCACAACCACAAACCTACGAGTTAGGCACACTACTTGCCCCATCTTTATTTGGTACTGCAATTTTTGGTGTCTCTCGTTTCGGTACTCCAGAAATCCCAATGAAGAGAATCAATGTGTGGGGTAGTGGATTTAGTAACAGTTTTAAATTTTATAGTGACGATACAAATCCTCCGTATTCAATTCAGGGTATGTATGTTGACTTAATCCCATCCGGCAGGAGATAAAAATGGGAGCTACTTATACTAGACAATCGAGTTTTGCTGATGGTGATACGATCACAGCAGCACTATTTAATAATGAACTCGATCAACTTGTAGCCGCTTTTGCAGTCAGTACTGGTCATACCCACGATGGTACTACCGCAGAAGGTGGTCCTATCACATTGCTTGGTCCCTCACAGGATATTAGTGTTGGTGCTACTCAAATTCTGCCAGCAACAAACAATGCAATTAGTTTAGGTAGTGCTACATATCAATTTAAGGATGCATACTTCGATGGTACTGTAACCCTTGATGGTTTGGTTATTGGTGCTGCTACAAGCATTACTTCTGTTGATACTGATCTTTCTTCTGTATCTGCTAGTGATGATACGCTGGCTTCTGCTAAAGCAATCAAGACGTATATTGATGCACAAGTAACTGCACAGGATCTGGACCTGACTACGGATTCAGGTACCATTGCAATTGATCTTGATAGTGAGACCCTAACAATTGCTGGTGGTACTGGCCTTGCTTCTTCTGCTACTGGTAATACAGTAACTATTGATATTGATAGTACTGTAGTTACGCTTACTGGTACTCAGACACTTACTAATAAGACTCTGACTACTCCTGTAATCAGTAGCATCAGTAATACAGGTACGCTCACTCTACCTACTTCTACCGATACTTTGGTAGGCAGAGCAACTACAGACACCCTCACAAATAAAACAATTAATCTAACTAGCAATACTCTAACGGGTACACTTGCTCAGTTTAATACTGCATTGAGCGATGGTAGTTTTGCTTCTCTTGCTGGTAGTGAAACACTAACAAACAAAACAATCAGTGCTGATAACAATACAATCTCTGGTATTGCTGCATCTAGTTTTGTTCTTTCTAATGCTAGTGGTTATGTAGATGGATCAGCAGCACAGAAAGTCATTCCATCTGGTGTTGTTGTAGGTACTACAGATACTCAGACACTAACAAACAAAACAATCGATGCATCTAGTAACACAGTAAGTAACATTACTGTATCGATGTTAGCTGGTGCTGCAGTAGTAACTGAAGCAGAAGGTATTAGCAGTAACGATAACGATACTACTCTACCTACCAGTGCTGCAGTTAAAGATTATGTAGACTCTGCTGTAGCTTCTGAGAATGAACTAAGTGAAATGAATGATGTGACAATTACCTCTGTCAC